CATTTGAAGTTCCAACAGTAGCGGTTCCATCAGCTCCTCTTGTAATTCCCGTTAAATCATTGCTAGAAATTCCAGTATAAGTGATTAATTCATTTTCAACGGCAATCGTTCCTGAAGTTGGAAAGCCAGTAGTCGATGTTAAAGTAACCGAAGTTCCGCTTCCGCCTGTTCCTGCGGTATCAGCATTTAGAGCTCCATCTAAATCATTAGCTACAACTCCAGTAACCGTTCCACCATAATTGCCTACACCAAATCCATATCCGTAAGTTTGAGCTGCAGGTCCAATGCTTTGATAAGGTTGAACCGTCATGGTTCCCCCGGTTGAGACAACCGAACTAGCTTGAGCTGATGAATTAATAGTAAAGGTTATATCGGTTGGAACTGTTAAAACTTGAAATAATTTATCTTCAAATTGAGCATCGGTTAAACCTGTTCCACCAGGGAGAGTAACAGAATCCAAAACAATCATATCTCCCACGATTAAACCATGGGCACTTGTTGTTGTAATAGTACATGTTTTAACCGTGGTACTATTAGTTGCTAAAGTAGAAGAAGTAAAAGTAGTTTGAGCTCCGGCATTATTAGAACGCCATGGAGTTATATCGTAAAGAGTTCCTTCAAAATAAATAAGAAGAAATTTATCGGTTCCAATTCCTACATATCTATTTCCATCTAAATCTACAAAGGAATGTTGCTTTCTAGCTACTCCACAAATAGTATCGGTTAATAGAGAAGACCATCCTCCTACTTTTTCAGGAAGACCATATCTAAATCTCGCATTATCAGAATCGACCCAACGACCGATTGCTCCAATCGCTGTATCTTGTTTGTCTATTCCAGGTGCAAATTGTATAGATGTAAGAGCCATCTTTATAGCTCCTATGAAGTATAGTTAGTTTTATAGGCCCAGCCACGTGTTGCGTCTACATAAACTAACGTTAGGGATTGACCAGCATTGCTTAATGTTAGATCAGAGGTTGCTGTATTAATAGGTTGACCATTTCTCCCTACTGTTAAATTGTTAGATGCCCAAGATGCTCTAGTATCAATAAGGGTTACTTCATCACCAACGGAAGGTGAAAGAGGAAGATTTACTGTAATTGGGTTGCTTGAAGTGTTAGCAAAAATTTGTGCTCCTGCAACAGCTGTATAGGGAGTATTAGAATCTGTAATAGTTGCATAGCCTTTTTGAAGAATGGCTCCGACCGTATCCGTCCCATCGGATCTACATAACATTACAGCTCCTGGAGGAACTGGTACTGCATTAGAAGATGATGCGGTTAAAACATCCAAAGTTCTATTTGAAGTTCCTCTAACCGTTTCATCTTTTATAATCCAGACTCTTTCTGCGGTTGCAGGCATTGTTAAAGTTCGGTTAGCCGCTAACGTTCCATAAAGTCTTAAATAGATATTTTTACCATTGGAAGTTGCTCCGTCTGTTAAAGTCAAAGTAATATTTGCTGCAGCCATATCAATACTTGCATAACCTGTAGCTGATTGTTCTAAAATTTGAAGATTAGTATTAGTAATAGTACCCCACAACCCAGCTTTTTCACCGGTTGTAACAAGTTCTAATTGTAAATCTGTTGAATAAGTTGATGCCATAATTTTAAGACGTTGGATCTATTGGTGTCCACGTCATAGTTGCTCCCGGTTGTATTTCACTCCATGTTATAGCTGCAATGTTACCTGTTGCCAATGTTAAGGCGCTTCCTGTAGGACTAACATTTGCAGTTCCTGTAATTGTAACGGTTCCTGATGAAATTACAAGAGCGTTCTTTACAGCAGTGATATTAGCGCCTGCAGTTACGGTAACTGTTCCTGTACCTAAGCTTAATTCGTTTTTGACTGCATTAAGATTGGCATCCCCGGTTATAGTAACTTCCCCAAATCCAAGGGTTAATGCATTACCTGTAATAGTTTCAATAATAGAATCAGCACTAATTCCTGGACTTCCAATACTAATAGCTAATGTATTAGCTCCAGCGGGAATAGTAACACTATTGTCGTCTCCTACCGTTGAAAAAGGTCGTTCAGCAAAGGCTGCAAATCCAAATAACATATAAAAACTCCAGATTTTAGATTATACTAGATTCTTAAGAGAATCAACTTCTATCCCCGTAGAGAAGGGACACCTAACATAGGTCTTTTATCAAACTTATTCGTTTCTGCAAAGGGTCCATTTTTATGATTATAGTGTAAAAAAACTTGACCGCATACTTCTCCTTTAAAAGGTTCTCTCCAATGCTCTAGGTCACAGCCACTATAGACTAACATATCCCCTATATCTAAAATAACTTCATTACCTTTAGGAGCATTAGGTTTAACTACTGTGGTAGTTTCACTACCAGATATAATATTATTAGCTCCAGTAGGATCTATGAAGATAGGCCACCTGATTCCACCTAAATGAATAGTTGTAGAAATTTCACAACTGGGGCGATCTTTATGACGATAAAGAATATCTCCTTGTTTGTAAAGTCGTGCATAAGAATAAGTAGGAATTAACTGAAGTCCTGTTTCATCGTTCATGCGGGGAAGAACTTTCATTAAAAGTGTATCCATAACTGGATCTCCATATATGGAATAAGTATTAGGAATTTGTTTATCTTTCCAAGTTCCCAGCATTCCGCAATCATAAGTGATATTATTTTTATACATCCATGCTACAGCTTCACGTTTTAATAAAAAATAATTAAATACAAAATTAGCAAGTTCATAGGAAAGAGCTTGCTTGATGACTTGATATTTAGTTTCTTGAAAACTCATTCAAATCCCTTTTGAATAAAATTAAAGGAGACAGAAATCCGTAACTCTCGACTATTGTTTACCTCAACTTCATGCCACATCCATGCAGGGAACATAATAATTCGTCCGTCTATCGGTTGATAATTTACATCTCTCCAGAATTGAGAAGGAAGTTCCCCTGGTTTTCGACGAGGCATTACTACTTGAGCTCCTGAACGTGGATCAATTAGTTTTAAAACCCCTGAATTTTTAGGTGCCTTAATATAGTATACTCCAGAAAATAAACAGTTAGGATGAAGATGAGGTCTGTTATATCCTCCTGGTGGATTAACATTCGCCCACATGTTGCCCAGCACAGGTTCACTTTCTAAATGTTCTTCTTGAAAAATTTCTTTTTGCATTTCTTCTAGATGTTTGACCAAGACTTGGTACTCTGGTTTGGTATGCATATCCGTTTTGCTATGCCAGCCGTTCACATTGGTTTTCTTCAATCCTTCATCGGCACTTTTCCATTCAATAATATGTTGGGTTAAGTCTTCATTAAATTTTTTTACATCTGGAAGATCCTTGATATAGAAACAAGTAGGAAAAAAATATTCTTTATAAATCATCTAAAAGACGGTCCTCCAAACCACATCACTAAAGATTTTCGTTCACCTCGTGTAACGGGTTTAACTCTGTGAGGAATAAAACTAGCAAAGAAAACAGCATATCCTTGTTTTAATTTAGCTACTTTACCTATATCCATTAGTTCTAGATCCCCTCCTTCAAATTCATTTAGAGGAGAGAGCAGTAAGGTCATGGAAATTTTTCTAACGGGAGGTTCATTTTTGCCTACAACATCATTGTCGGTGTGCCACCCATAAAAGCCGCCTGTTGGATAATGAGTATATTGAGCCGGTTCTGTAAGTCGAATACCATCGAAACCAAAATGATTTACATTGGTGCGATATATAAGATCATCTAAAGTCTTATACATTGGTGGAAGTTTATCAAAAGGAATCCAGCTAATAGTTGTAATTCTTTTTTCTGTATTTGTTTCTCCTTCCGGGTATGAAGTTCCCACTTGAGCCTGTTCTGTTTTTAAATTCTCTCCCATATCAATAATATTTTGACACTGCTCAGGAGTAAAGACAGGTGTAATGGTTTCCACAATTAGACTTTTCCATTTAGGCTCAACAGGAATCATACAACCCTGCTTGCAATAGGATTATAGTCAACATCCACATTACAAGAAAGAGTTCTTCTTGTAGCTTGTGGATTAGTCATGGGGTAAACGCAATGTCTCACATCATAAGGAAAAATATAAAAATCCCGCTCGTTCATTGGCGGTGAATAATCTGATTTAGCAAATTGACCTGACACAGATCCTAGAATTTGTAATCGACCATTCATAGGGATATGAGTGCTTGAATATTCAGGGCCCATGTCTTTGGGTAATTTAAGAAACATAACCGATGAAAGACCTGTGTAACGAGTTCCTTGATGAACATGTACAGGATTATATTCATTAACTTTCATTTGATTAACCCACACTGAATTAATATTTAGCGTATATGGTGAAGTTTTAGTAAATTCTAAATAATGTATGAATTTAGACATGAACCATTGTAAGACATGTTTAGGTAACATATTATGACGATGCATTTTAGTAAGATCTGCTCCCTGATAATATAAGGAGTGTTCATTGTTAATTTTTCCTACAAGTTGTTTATTAGCGGAAGGAAGTTTGTCTAAATTTCTTTCATAAATATTATTAATCATTTGATATACATCCCATGGAACCTGATATCTACATACACATTGGCCAAGCCAAAGAAATT